GCATTCATTTAATTAAAATCCCAAATTAGAATTAAATAACAAAACAATAAAACAAAATAATAAATATGAGGTGGTAAGTCTCGTGTGTTAATGGAGGTGATAAGTCTCGTATTTCGCAATTAATAATCTGGCTATTTGATTATTATAGTTGCGCCCGGAGATACGTCTCTCGATAAGCATTTGTTCGCGGGGTGACAACCCAAAAGCTGCTTGGAAAGAGTATCTGGTGGACATGAGTATTTCGGCATAGGCAATTCTGCCTGGATTAAAGCTTTTCGCCATAGTTTTGTCCACTCCACCTAAAGGCCGGGCTCCCTGAGCTAATTCTAATAACCGTAAAGCCAAGTGTTGTAATATTGGCACGCCAGCACTAATTGCTAATTCACATAAACCGAGTGATCTGTAGTATCGCAAAACCGTTTTCTCGTCCAGTTTCTTATCTGTATAAGCAATGCGGGACAAAGCACGCATTGGGCTCTTGACCATGAGCCAGCGGTCTCTTACGTAAACTGGCGAACTCTGACAGTAAGATATCTGTTCAAAATTGAATGCAGCAATCTCCATCTCAGTTTCCTGATTAAGGTTCCTAAACAATCGCATCCAATCTGGTATGGTCTGTATAGCTTGCCAAAGCTCGGCCTCCATGAAGCTTACGGAGTCGTCGCCATTAACGACAAAATATACTTTCCACTGCTTCGCCTCAATCTCACCATCAGCAATCAAAACATCAATCAGATAACTAAACACACTCTCCAATATGTGCTTGTTTGCAGACCCATTCTCATCAGAGGTTGTATACTCCCCTGAACACCTTTTTCCCCTTGCCGAGTACCTAACACCATTAGATGTTTTACCCCTAGTGCAGAATTGCTCATCTAGGCATCTAGTAAGGAGTGTACGACGTGTCTCCTTAGCGGTGCCGCCTGCCTCATAATTTCGCCAAGCGTTCCTAGATACTGTCATCAAGGGCCTGTCATAGTGTCCATCCCAATTCCTATGGTCTAAACAAACACCAACACAAAAGGAGAAACTATCCCAAAGACTACGCATGCTTCCTGCGATTTGGTGGCCCGGCAAATTTTTAGTAAAAATTGTGTTAACAGGCTGGCCAAATATGTTCCTGGCAGTGCAGTTCTTTATGGCGTTTGTGATAGGGAGAAACGCCCTCTTGAATGCATACATGTACTTGAAATCCCTGTACTGTATGCACCTAGGGGCCTTGCCGCCCTCGATCTTGGAGGCCGGCACTTTCTCAAACTTTATGAACGCCTTAACGTACGACGTGTTCTTATCGAATATCGTACGCTCTCTCTTGATGTCTTCGTAAGCTTTCTGGTATCTCTTCTTGATGTTCGCTCTACACGAGGCCATCATTTCTCCATGTGACACAGGTTTGTACGGCTGGGTCTCTAATAAGCCGTCAATGTACCTCTTCCAGTTTGATACATACCTTAATTGTAGATCATTTGCTGGGGCAAACAATTCAGGTAGCGGTGCCGGATAGTGTCTCCGATCCAGACCGTCTAGTTCGTTGCAGGCACACCTATTCCAGTACCGTTGTTCTTCTGTTCCTGGGATGGATGTGGTGGTAAGTATCTGTTGGTACGTACTTACTTTATGTGAGTCTACTAAGTCTACGTTCGTCTTCAGCACCGTGGTCAACCTATGTCCAGAACATTCCCAACTCCAGTCTTCCACATCGTTAATGCGTTTACACTGGGTTACAGCCCCTACGGCATCTTCCATAGGGGCATAAGGCATGGGAAATTCCTTCTTCATAGGCCGTACGACACGCCCACAACATATTGCTGGACGGCTTAGTAAACACGCTCAAACCTTGGGGGTGTCAAGGTTGAGACGAGGCAACATTCCACCTAGGATATTGCCCTGACCTGCTCTTGCGCCTAGCAGATCGATTCTCCCCAAATTACCATTGGCTGCTTCAGTCACCTTTACCAGACCATCATAGACATCAGCGTTTTTCAGCCGTTGTCTAAATTCCAACTCTGTAGCATCCACCAAGAAGGCTGCCATGACGGCCCTAGTCATGGTCTCGTAGTCCACTTCGCTGTCCATCGTGCAACCACCCTTCATCATTTGAACCCTAGCGTCCGACACCATTTGATGTAGCGTGCCTGAATCTCTGGGTTTCATAAAATGCTTGCACTTGAGGAAATACGTTAATGATTCATCGGCATCGATGGAGCCTGCACTCCTATATGACCTAAAATCCCTCCTCTTGTGGACTCTAAATGCCCTCCTGGGTTTAGTAATGTCTCCTGTCCCTACTCCGGCCTCACAACCGGCGCTAGCCTGGGTATGCACTTCCCTAACAGTGGGTACCGCATTCGGCCCCTCTGCTTGTTCTAATATCATATCAACCGCCCCGGCTATCTTAGATTTTGCCCCACTCTTCATCAATTTGGTGCCCATATCAATATCTTCGACAGACTCTTCAAAGACCTCACTAACGGTGTTAACCAGTGCCTTGCGTTTGTCAGTCGGCACCGTGGACAATCCCTGGATCTTGTGTTTGCCCATCTGTCCAGTGCCCGTCATAATCACGGAGTTGAGGTAGTCAGCGGCCTTGTCAGCGACCATATGGATCGCCTCGCCTTCAATGTCGTTGGTCGCATCGCGGTCCTGGTCTTTAGCACAATCATCGGACAATAGCTCATACATATTATAGCAGTCCGCTATTATCTTATTCTTCAGATCAGTTGGTGCGAGGACTTTGTCCCTCCTGTTAATGACTGTTTCCATCTCTGCTGGGTCCAATATCTTGATGTTCATTTCTGGCATCGTCTCTGGGAACATCCACCTTCCATGCAGGGCCAATGCCGCTTTGTCTTTAGCAATGGCGTATTCATACTTACTCACATATTCTCTCAATCGGCGCTCCGCGGATTTGGGTAAGATCCCGGCGGTGGCTAACATTTTCTTCCTGATCAGATACCCCCTCCTATTGTGAGTCTTTCCGTCTATAACAACGCGGCCTGCTTCCGCGTTTAGAAAATCTTGGACATTGGGTTGGTTAGGCCCAATGATTATAGATTGTGTGACGTTTATATCGCTCATTTAAATGCTATAATCGTTGTCGAATTTTCATTATTTACGAGTTTGCATATGACCCTTGCCGGTTCTGCTGACCTGAGGGGGCCTCTAAGGGGGCCGGTCCAA